GCCATATTCATTTATGATAGACAGGTTAGTTGATATATCGGGCGCCGTTGGCGCCTTGACTAACCTGCTTGATCCGAAGCTAAAGATTCTTGCCGCTTCTACGACAGTTAAATCAGATCAAGCTTGTGAGCTCACTCTGACGGATGTCTATAGAACCGGCGAGTCCTGGAGCGGTTCTGGCGAGACTATCACCGATGATTTATTTCGGTATGATAGGCAACGCTGGTACCCCTCTGTCTCCGATGCCATACCTTCTGTAGAACTTAAGGGTTTGGTATCGTCGTCTACTAATATAGTTGATTTAATAGCTCTGACGCTACAGCGTTTTAGACAGCTATGATCAATTACTAACAAGTTGTTAATTTCATGACCATAAAAGCTGCAACCTTAAATGTTGGTGGCACAGCATCGTTTACCGGTGGGACCAGTACGGGCCTCCTGTACATTGGTGCGAGTGGGAATCAGCTCAACTTTATCCTTGATGACTCATCTGAGTTTGTCATGAATAAAGTCCATGAGTATTCTATCACTCGTCCCAAAGCTCAGGCTTCGGCCCCTAATGGGTGGACTCAACGTGGCAATAGCATAGTTATCAAGCATCAATTGCTTTTAGATAACGCTAGCTACACCACGAATACTGGGCGGGCGTCAATTCGTACTGACCCCGAAGCGACGGATGCCGAAGTTTTGGCTCTCCGTTTAGCACTAGCCCAGTCCATCGCAGACTCTGCGATGGATGAGTTCTTTAATAATCAAGCATTGGATTGATGGGCAAAGCCCTTTATCTAATTACCTTGGTTGTCCTTGCAGCACTATTACTAGACTGCCTGGTGGGATGCATATCCTGCCCGATGGCTAGGTTACTAGGGCTGTAGGGCTCACATTTACCTTTATTGTGGAGCCTACATGAAGAGTAAAAAGGTATGTAAAAGTGTTCTAGGTCGCTTAGAAAGCAGAGCGCGTAAGAAGATACGACGGGCTATGAAGCCTATCCATATTTCTCAGCGCCGACCTGACACGACGATTGAAAGAAGCCAACAAAGCTCTTTCGCACCCGAGTACATTAAGACAAAATTATTCGGGGCAATATCCCGCGACATCGAGAACCACATGCAGGAGCAC